TTAAACTTAACCTTCAGGCATTTGCTAACCATGTAAATGTCACTACAGACGTAAACACTCAGGCTCCATATAACGATCTGAGTGCAGAAATGAAGACCTTCTACGACATGCGTTTGATAGATGAGGCTTCAGCAAATCTCGTACACGATCAGTTCGGACAGAAGAGACCTATTCCGAAGAATGGTGGAAAGACTATCGAATTCAGAAAGTTCGCACCTCTTGCAAAGGCTCTTACTCCGCTTACTGAAGGCGTAACACCTGATGGAAACCTTCTTGATGTATCTAGCATCACTGCAACGGTTCTCCAGTATGGTGACTACATCACTCAGTCCGACGTCCTCGAGCTGACCGCAATCGACAACACGATCCTTGAAGCAACAAAGATCCTCGGAAGACAGGCAGGAGCAACTCTTGACACTGTTACAAGAAACGTACTTGTTGCAGGTACAAACGTAAACTTCTCCAGCACATGGAGTGGTTCTACTGAAACAGTTGTAACTTCCAGAGCAAACCTCAACAGCTCCGCAAGACTGACTGTCAAAGACATTCAGAAGGCAGTAGCTAAGCTTCGTGGACAGAATGCTCCGACTATCGGTGGAAAGTATGTTGGAATAATCCATCCTTACGTAGCATATCAGCTCATGAGAGATCCTGAATGGATAGATGCTCATAAATATGCAAATCCCACCAACCTTTACACAGGTGAAATCGGTGAGGTCGCTGGCGTAAGATTTGTTTCTACTACAGAAGCAAAGATTTGGAACGATTCAACATGCCCAGCCGCCGCATCTCCTCTAACAGGATATGTATCCGTATACGCAACACTCATTATGGGCGAAGGTGCATACGGCGTAACCGAGATCAATGGTGGTGGTCTTGAGACTATCATCAAGCAGAAGGGATCCGCAGGAACAGCAGATCCTCTCGATCAGAGAAGTTCTGTAGGCTGGAAGGCAATGAAGACAGCAGAACTCCTTATCCCACAGTACCTTGTGAGAATTGAGTCTGCATGCCCTGACTTCCTCCAGACAGCCGCTAACTAATTAGCATTAAGAAAATGAGGAGAAGGGGATGTCCTCTTCTCCTCTCTTAAAAGGAGAAACATTATGGCAACCAAGAAAACAGTTGAAGAAGCAGTAGAAGTTAAAGAAGAACAGGAACAGTTTCCAGCAAAGGAAAAGACCGTAAAGATCAAGCTCCCTATTGAAAGAGGTAGCAAGGAAAATGCAGTCTTTGTATCTGTTAATGAGAGAACATGGCTCATCAAACGTGGCGAAGAGGTAGAAGTACCTGAATGCGTGGCACAGGTTCTTGAACTTCGTGAAAAGGCACTCGATGAAGCCTACGAGTTCGAATCTGCAAAGTCAACAGAATAAAGTGAAGGTGAACAGCTATGACAATAATCGAAGCAATTAACGGAATAGACTCCCTTAAACCGAATGCCTATTCCCAACTAGATAAGATCGCATGGCTGTCTACACTCGACGGTATAGTAAAAAGACAGATCCTTGATACTCATCTGCTAGGTGATGGAGAGGAAGAGAGTGAGTTCGCTGGGTACGACGAGAACACGGATCTGTCTACAGAACTGCTTATTAAGGATCCCTACGATAGGGAATGCTACCTACCATGGCTTGAGTCAAAGATTGATTACTCCAATGGAGAGTACGTAAAGTACAACAATTCAGTTCTTAAGTTTAGGGATGCATACTCTGATTACCAGAATGACTATAACCGGCATCACATGCCGAAAGAGACAACGATCAAATACTTTTAGAAGGAGAAGACATGAAACTATCACAGCTTTCTGAAATACAAAGCTCAAGAGATATGCTGGATGCTTTCCTCGGATACAATCACAATCTCCGCATCGGAGAGTCCGAGTTTTTTGAGATGCAGAACATGACATCCGCATTTTATCCTGTCCTTTCTCCAAGAAGAAAAAGGGGCATCTTTGACTATCCAACCGAAGGAACGCACAAAATCAACGGTATGATAGCAAAGGATGCCCTTTGCTATGTTGATGGTACTACGCTTTACATAGATGGACACCAGATCATAGGTTTTCCTTTAACGGATACGCCAAAGCAGATGGTGTCCATGGGCGCATATATCATCATCATGCCTGACAAAAAGTATATCAACACTCTCGACTATACCGATAGAGGTTCTATCGAGGCAAGCTTTACTTCTATTGGCAGTGTTTCTTATGAGCTTTGCAGATCTGACGGAAGGACATATTCCTCAGTTACAGTATCAGAAACAGAGCCAGAAGAGCCTGAAAACATGATGCTGTGGATAGATACGTCAACGGATCCTCATTCACTTAAGCAATATTCAGCAGTATCAGGGCTTTGGGTAGGTATTGCTACAACATACATCAAGATCAGCGCACCTAATATTGCATCGCAGTTTAAGCAATATGACGGAGTAAAGATCGAGGGCATAGCAGAAAACCTTACACAACTTCAGGATCTTAATAACCAAACGTCTATCATCTGGGATATTTATCACGATGAAGGAGACGAAGAGACACAAAGAGCAGAAGGCACCGGCGACTACATCGTTATGATCGGTATTCTTGATTATGCATCAACTCAGGATACTCCCATCACGATCAGTAGAAACATGCCAGAGCTTGACTTCATAATCGAATCTGAAAACAGGCTTTGGGGATGCAGGTATGGTACTGCGGCAAATGGTGACATAGTCAACGAGATCTATGCATCTAAGCTTGGTGATTTTAAAAACTGGAATTCCTTCATGGGTATATCTAGTGATTCCTATGTTGCATCCTGCGGCACAGACGGCGCATGGACTGGTGCTATCACTCATCTTGGGTATCCTTGCTTCTTTAAGGAAAATTTCCTTCACAAGGTCTATGGCAACTTCCCTTCAAACTTTCAGATTCAGACAACAGCTCTTCGTGGAGTTCAAAAGGGAGCTGGCAAATCGCTCGCAATTGTTAACGAGATTCTTTATTACAAATCTCGTAACGGAGTTTGCTCCTACGATGGATCCCTTCCGACGGAGATCTCCAGTGCATTTGGAGATGTTGCTTATTCTGCGGTTACCGAAGAGGATACAGACAAGCTCAGAAACGGAGCTGTAGCAGGTGCTTTTCAGAATAAGTATTACATCTCCATGAAGTCTGAAGAAGATGGAGAATGGTACTTCTTTGTTTTCGATACCAAGCTTGGAACATGGCACAAGGAAGATGTGATGCATGTAAGAGACTTTTGCCAATGCAGAAACGATCTTTTCTTCTCAGATGCAGATAACGAACTTATCTATAGCGTTATGGGATCTGGCACAGAAGAAACAGGGCTTATTCCTTGGAGTGTGGAAACAGGCATTATTGGTATTACAAGTCCTGACAAGAAGTATGTATCAAGGCTTCTTCTTAGGATGTCTATGGATATCGGCTCTGTTGTCCATGTGGATGCGCAGTATGACTCCATGGGAGAGTGGGAACACCTAACATCGGTAGACGGACTGACGCTTAAGACGTTCACCATACCTGTTAAACCTAAAAGATGTGACCATCTACGGCTTAGGATCTACGGCAAAGGAGACTTTAAACTCTATTCATTGACGAAGACCATAGAACAGGGGAGTGATGTCTAATGGAATTTGATTTCAGACTGCCAAACATAACAGCAAAGGATCCAGCCGCTCAGGTAAAGCAGATGCAGTCTTACATGTATCAGCTTGTAGAAAAGCTCAACGTTGCACTTACGACTGTGGAGAGGAAGACGGAAGAGGTCGAGGAAGCCCAAAAATCGGCTACCACAGCGTCCGATCCTGTCGAGTCAGCAAGTAATACCTTTGCATCTATTAAAGAACTGATAATCAAATCTGGGGACATCATAGAGGCATACACAGAAGCACTTGAGAGAACATATGACTCAAGGTATGTAGCAACATCTGACTATGGAACCTTTGTCGAAGAGACAAACATGATCATCAGAGAGACAGCCGAAAATATCACCAACATTCTGACTGATATTCAGACGATCAATGACTATATCGTAGCGACAAACGCATACATAAGAACTGGAATACTCGACAATACCGGCACAGTACCAATCATCGGAGTAGAAGTAGGACAGGAGACAACAGAGGACGGCGTTACAGTCTTTAATAAGTTCTCAAGATTTACAGCAGAAGGTGTCTTCTTCTACCTCAACACATCAACGGATCCTGTTGCATGGATGACAGGAAAGAAACTTTACATAACAAACGCAGAGATCACTACCTCGCTAAGGCTTGGCGGATACATAGTAGATCTATCAAATGGAGTAGCATTTAAGTGGGCAATGTAAATGGCACTATCAGGAAGCTTTAATACAACTGGATACGATGGGCAAGGCGCACCTTACTATATGGAGTTTGCATGGCAAGCAACGCAGTCAATTGCAAATAACACTTCGACTGTCACATGGACAGCAACTGTAAGAGGCGGCTCTGGCTACAACACAGTCTCAAAAAGACATGTTAAGGTCGGAAATTATGAATCTACAAGAGGCTCTGACTGGCTCGATGGAACACAGCTTACTGTATATAACGGTACTGTCATATCTGATATGGGTGGATCTGCTGTTATTCAGCACAACGCAGACGGTACAGGAAGCTTTACAGCAACTCTTGAGGCGGCATTTGAAATATCATTTGTGGGTCTTGGTTATAAGTATAACTCTAAGAAAACTGTGACGTTTACCCTTGATCAGATACCAAGAGGTGCAAAGATAACATCTGCATCAGACCTTACCGACACGACAGGCTCTGTTATCGCATATACAAATCCAGCAGGAAGTCTTACGACACTATCAGTTGCGCTTTCCTTGGATGGAGAGACAGCTACTACTTCATACAGAAGTGTTTCATCAAGTGAATCAAGCTATACATTTGAACTAACTCAGGCAGAGATCACTCAGTTAAGACCACTGCAAACAGGTGAAAGTCTTACGATCTACTACATCATGAAGACGGAGCTTGGCTCTGATACTTTCTACGATGTTTATGAAGCATCCTTCCATCTAGCTGACACGGACGACAACAAACCGGTAGCTGTTATAGTGGCATCTCCTGACAATGACTCAATACCTACAGAATACCAATCCAGCTTCAGAAACAAGTTTATTCAAAATGTTTCGAAGGCAGAAGTGGTGATAGGTGCCGGTGGAAAGTATGGAGCAACTATTGCATCCTATCTGTCCTTGGTAAACGGAGTCTCATTTGACACTTCACGATTCACTACTGATGTGCTGACATCTACAGGAACTGTTGCAATCACAGCAACTGTCACGGACACAAGAGGACTTAAGAAAACAGTAAACTCATCTATTGAAGTTGTTCCCTATGCTCAGCCTTACCTTAGCAATGCAGACGTTTTTAGATGCGATGTAAACGGAATTGCGAAGAACAACGGTGAGTATCTAAGGATAACAGCTACAAAGAACTATTCGCCAGTCGAAAGTAGCAATCATGCTTATGTTCAGTACAGAACAAAGAGAGCGGATCAGACATGGGGAAGTCAAGCTTGGACTACTATTCTTGCGGCAGATTCTGCAAGCGACACGTACTCTGGAGTTATTAGTGGAACTTTTGATAAGCTCGTAGCGTATACGGTTCAGATCAGATGCGTTGACTGGGTAGGTAACACATTCCTTTATGAGGAAGACATACCAACAGAAGAGGTAAACCTTCATTTAAGAGAAGGCGGTCACGGAGTGGGTGTGGGAAAGTATGTGGAAAACTACGATTCTTTTGAAGTAGCATACGACTCTGATTTTGAAGGCGATGTCAATATACAAGGATCCCTTGGTTTTGGATCTCTTTCAAGCGCATCCTTGAGTGCTATAGCAAGTGCTATAAAAGCCTCTATCATAAATGATGTATATCCAGTTGGATCTATTTATATGTCAACAAATAGCACGTCTCCAGCGACGCTATTTGGCGGCACGTGGACACAGATCGAGGATACTTTTCTTCTTGCGGCAGGAACAAATTATGTGGCAGGGTCAAACGGTGGCTCTGACGAGGTAACTCTTACACAAGCAAACTATAGACTTCAAAACTGGTTGGCGTCATCGTCAAGCAATGACAGTATAAACACTGCATTTGATGCAGGATCAACATATGGAATGCACCTTACAAACGGAAACAGCCCAGAACCAAACAATGAACCATTCAGTATTATGCCGCCATATTTAGCAGTGTACGTATGGAAGAGGACAGCTTAAGAAAGGGGGTAGACCGTGGAGAACATAATCATAGCGATACTTGGAAGCGGAGCATTTAGTGCGTTAGTAACAGGCATCATCAACCTCATCAACGCTCGTCAGAAAGCGAAGAAAGGAAGCGATGAGATGATACTGATGCTGACCGCAAGTCAACTTTATATGATGGGCGAGAGCATCATCACGAGAGGAGCAGTAACCTTCAAAGAATTGGAACTGTTCAATGATATGTATGACCTTTACAAGAAGAAAGAGGGCAACGGATATGTCGATGACCTAAAGAAGAGAATATCCGCTCTGCCGATTAAGTAAAAGGAGAAATAAAATGTGGAACGATTTTTTACATTCTAATGACACGAAGTGGAGATTACTCCGCACAGTAGTACAGGGCATTGTTGGAGTTCTCATCTCCAATGTAGACCTCATCATCGAGGGACTTCATATAGACCCTGCATTTAAGGGAGCAATTACAGCACTTATTATGGCGATTCTGTCACCGATAATGAGCGAACTTGGAAAGCACAATGAATCCCTATAGTATACCGATAATCATTTGTGGAGTGATTGTACTCTACATATACCTCATAAGGAGATAAACCAATGCAGAAAGTTAAATGGGAAGACTTCAAGAAAGCGTGTGAGTACCTTGAAGCGAATCCGTCCTTGTACAGAAATACCGCACCTCTGAACTTACTTAACTGTATTCAGAGCGGTGCGTATAAGTTTAAGACGGCAGACTGTTGGAACTTCATCAAGGCACTTCTTTGGAGCAACTGTGCCATCGCATACAATTGGAATCTTGGGGAGTATTGCTACAAACCCAACTCCGAGCTAGGTGATTGGACAGGGGGACAGATGCTTGCTCATTGCTATGACAGAAGCACCGATATGAGCAACATCGAGGAAGGCGAGTTCCTTTACCTTGTCTACCAAGGTGGCAGTCACGCAGGCGTCTACATGGGCAACGGCAAGGTGTGTGAGTTCACTCCTGCTTGGGAGAATGGGTGTCACTTCTCCGACATCGCTTCGGACGGTACTCGCTCCTACAAGGGGATCAAAATAGCAAGGTGGCAAGAACACGGAAAGATGCCTTGGATTGAGTATCCTGTTAAGGCAGAACCTCTTCCGATAACACCACCAACAGAGGACATCACGCAGATCGAGGTTGAAGGAGATTCTGACGAGAGACTCACTCCTTGGCAGAAACTGCTCATTCAGATCTTATATGCAATAGCTAAAGCTTTCGACAAAGTATTTAAAAAAGGAGAAGAATAATGCCATTCTCATACAGAGATTATTATGAAAGCGATGCGGTCAGAAGAGCAAGAGAACAGCTTGAACAAAACAGCCAGTACAACGAGTCCGAAAGTGTCGCTAAGGCAAGAGATGCTCTAAGAGAACACGAAAACAACAAGGTCGAACCTTGGACTGGCGGTACTTATGGTCAGGCTCTCCAGAATCAGATCGACAAGATCGCAAACAGAAAAGAATTTACATACGATCTAAATGCTGACGCTCTATATCAGCAGTACAAGGATCAGTACATCACCGGCGGAAAGTACGCCATGATGGACACAATGGGTCAAGCCGCCGCTCTTACAGGCGGATACGGCAATTCCTACGCATCAACGGCAGGTAATCAGGCTTATCAGGCATACCTTCAGAAGCTCAATGATGTTGTTCCAGATCTATATAGACTGGCTCTTGATAAATACAATCAGGAAGGTCAGGACATGAAGGATATGTACAACATCTATGCTAACCAGTATGGAACTGAGTACGGTGAATACAGAGACAGAGTGGGCGACTGGAACACAGAAGCCGCAAGACTTTCTGATCAGTATTACAACGAGGCAAACATGGACTACTCAAGGTTTGCTGATAACAGAGACTATTTAAGCGACTACTACAACAACGAGCGTAACTTTGATTACGGTCAGTATTCAGACGCTTATCAGAGAGCCTTTGCGAACTATCAACAGCAGGTAGCTGAACAGCAGTATTGGGCATCATATAACCAGAGGGCGGCGGCATCCGCAGGTTCTGGCAGTGGTAATGGTGGCAGTGGAAACGCAGTAGCAAAGTATTCTCAAAGAGTCAACAGTTTTCTGTCTCATGGGGTATTAAATCCCAGCAGGTTTGAAAGAGCCGGCGGACAAGCTGAAATTGGCGGCACGACACGGCAGTTTGGTAGCTACGACGATTACTTTGCCACATATGCAGATTATGCATTGAAGAAAGGACTCATAAATGAAAATGACTATGAGTGGCTTCTTGATTTTGTGGCAAGCGGAAGATATCTCGATGATAGAAATTATCAATAGCATAGGAGAAAACTATGGCAACAAGCTTTAGTGACAGACTAAAACAAAGAAGAGAACAGCAACAGGAACAGGGTGGAACTGACTTTGCATCAAGAGTTGAATCGCTTAGATCAGGGAAAAGCAAGACTAATTTTGGTGTAGATGAAAACTACATCAACAGATACATACAGGATCTGGAGTCTTTTCTTAACGATCCAAGTCAGGATTATGAGTCTAGATATGCGGATCTCACGAAGAGAAGAAGTCAGATACAAAATTACCTAAGAAGCAATTCCTACACAGGCGATAAAGAGAGTGCATCGCAGTTTTCGGACTTTCTTGCAAGTGCGCAGGAAGCATCGCAAGGGGTGCTTGGCAATAAGCGAACAATAGACAGTTTTGGCGGACAAGTAGCATATGATAAAGCTGTTCAGAACTACCAGAACAAAGAACGAGTCAACGCCATGTCTCTTGACGAGCTTGAAGAAAAGGCAAAGGAAGAGAAAAACAGAGGTCTTTCTGAACGCTCATATAACCAGATGATACAGGACAGGCTTGCCCTTGGACAGTCTGCTGATGATCTCATAGCAGAAAGAGACAAAGCGGCAAAGAATGCACAGGACAGAGTCCTCTATTACGATGACAATGGGAATGCTGTGACCTATGACAGACTCTTTAGAGAAAAGACTGCCGAAAACACATGGACGAATCTCACATCTGATACAGAAGCCTACAAACTATATGAAAAGATCAAGGAAGAGTCTCCAGAAGCAGAGGCGGAAGCAGGCATCGCTGGCGATGGCACACTCATGGCGAGCGTCATGGCTGACAAGGATGTCTTAAGGCAGATGGGATATGACTACGACGAGATCGCATACTATCAGAAGTACAAAGCTGATAAAGAGGGATACAAAGACAGCATAGAAGGAGCCGATGATACCAATCCTATCAAAGCGGCTCTGTTTAATATTGCATCTGCTCCATTATCAGCTCTTGAGTTTGCCGAAAATGCCAGCTACTCTCTCAGATCTCTTGGCAGTGATGATTCTGCTTACGGTCTTGCAAATATCTACGATGACAATGTGCGAAATAAATCTCAGGTAATGCTTTCGACTGCAACGCAGATGATTAATGACTGGGTGATGGATAAAACAAACTCTCAGCTTGTATCATGGCTCGCTTCAGGGGCTTATTCAGGAATAGTCAGTTCAGCTCAGTCAGCCGCACAGGTTGCAGTATGCAGACTATTATTTGGAGATGCAGGTACTGCGATCTCACTTGCGCTTATGTCTTCTAATGCGGCAAATCAGCAGTTTGCTGAAAGTATTAAGTCAGGCGCAACAAACGGAGAAGCACTGCTTACATCTCTGGGTGCCGGTATCAACGAGGCATTATTTGAGAAACTATCCATTGAGAATCTCGATGGAATAAACAATTTGATTAAAGCTCAGAGATGGCAATATGCAGATTTCAGCCAGTTCTTAAGAACGGTTATCCAAAACAGCCCATCTATGCTTATGCAAGGACTTACTGAAGGTTCTGAGGAACTTTTCACAGACATCGCAAATGCTATATGGGATCAGTATATCAACGGTTCCAATTCTGAGTACCAAAGATCAGTCAAAGAATACATGGATCAGGGATATGACAGTACAGTCGCCGGTAAGATGGCAACTCAGAAATTCTTTGGCGATCTTGTATCCTCATTCTATGGTGGATTTATCGGTGGTATGACAAGCGGAGGTATTCACGTTATTGGTGATGCTACTCAACTTGGGATTCAGGCGACTCAACGTGGTCTTCAGAATACCATCGGAGCGGCAAGCCTTGGCAGAGATATTAGTTCGAACAACAATGTCGAAGCTCTTATTAATCAGGCAAATGAACTTGGTGATGCATCTGTGTCAAAAAGAGCGGCAAGACTATCTCAGACAGAGAATCCATCAAATAGACAGATAGGAAGACTTGCTCAGGAAGTATACGCAAAAGCGGATCAGAACTTAGCAAGAGAACACCAGAATGCCTATGCACAGGAAGTAAGAAGCAGACTGGGTGATACAGAAAATGCAGAGCAGACGGCAGATATTATCGCAAAATATCAGCGTGGAGAATTCCTAAGTAGCAAGGAAAGAAAGATCTTTGCCGAAGCTAAGGGAAGTGACATCATCGAAGCTATCTCTAACGATGAAGAGGCAAAAGCACGTATCAGATTGACTGTTGAAGAAAATCCTGAAGTCGCTAAAAACCAAGAAAGGATGATTCAAACAGCAAGTCTTACTCAAGTCAACGAAAAGGAAGCAAGGTCTGCTGAAGGATCTAAATCTCTTCAAGCGATAGAAGACGCAAAGCGCAAAGCCAAGATCGAAAAACTTTCCGCACAGGACGCTAAAGAAGAGACTGCTAAGAGCTATATGGATTCCATGGGCTATCAGCAGGAAACAAAAGACGCTGTAATGGCTGAAATCAAGGCTATAGGAAAAGATATTTCTGAGATAGATAAATTCATCCTTGGAGTAAATGAAGCGATCAATTACGGCAAAATAGGGTATCAGCAGAAGTACATCAAAGAATCTGGATACTACGGAACGCTTACGGAGAGCCAGAAAAACTTTGCATATCAGCTTGGCGTAGATGAAGCAAATCGCAACGCTGTAAACGCACAGATAGCAAGAGACGCAAAACTTGGAAAGATGGCAAAGAAAACAGGTGCTATCCATTACAAGGAATCTGTTGATGTGGATAACCTTAATGCACGTCAAAAGGCATCTGTAGAGGCTTTGGCATATATCGCTCAGAGAGTCACAAACAATAACATCTATTTCTATGCTTCGACAAAGGACGAAGATGGAAACTTCCATGTTGGCTCTGATATGTACGGAATCAACAACTTCTCAGAAGGAAATGATTCTGCTCCTAACGGAATGTACATGGATGGCAAGGGAGATATCTATATCGATGTCAACGCCGGTAACAAAGCCGAAGGCGTGATCCTGATGACAGCATCTCACGAGCTTACTCACTTTATCAGGGAGTGGAGTCCTGCAAAGTTTAAGACTCTTGCAGACTTCCTCATGGACAGCTACGGCAGAAAAGGTGTTGATGTAGATCAACTCATAAAAGCACAGATAGAAAAGGCAAAAGCCGCAGGTAATGATCTTAGTTATGAAGATGCTTATGAAGAACTGGTAGCAGACTCCATGGAGAGAATGCTAACGGACGAGAAAGTATATGACAAGATCCTAGAATTGAAAGCGAAAGATGAAAGCCTCTTTAACAAACTGCATGATGCTCTTCAGAGATTCATTGCAAGGGTTAAAGAAGCTTACAAAGATCTTGGATCTCAGACAAGAGAAGGACAGCTTGTCTCCGAAATGGTCGATGATCTCGACAGACTTGAAAGCCTCTTTGCAGAGGCACTGGTCGATGCAGGTAATGTTTACGGATCCGTATCAGGCGTAGAAGGTGGATCTGTTGTAGATAATGCATATTCAGATACACAGTATTCTGTCCGTCCGCCATATGTCAAAGGGCAAAAGCTAACCGACTGGGTGGCGGCTTTAAGCCCAGAGGCAAGGAAGACCTACGATTTGTTTGAAAATCTTCATAACATTGGTTGGAACAACAAAGTAGACCTTGGGCTTAAGAGTCCGTCTGACATCGCAGGAAGATATATGACGGCTCAAACATGGAATGACCTTTGCGAGGCAAACCCAAAATTCAAGAAAGTTGCAAAGATGCTTTCCGATGCCATCCCGAAAGAATACAAGGCGAGCGTCGTAGCAGGCGGAAAGTGGATCAACGATGATGGAACTTTAGTCATAACCGAAATGGAAAAAGACCTCAAGATGAAGAGATCCCTCATCCAAAGAGTAATCGACTCAATGCCGCTCGAAAAGGTCTCATCTGTTTACGAAATCAACGGAAAACAGTATAGATTAAAATCGGCATCCTCATACAAGAACAACGGAAAGAACTACGACAACACGAGCGAAGGCACGATGATGTGCGTAGGCGGAGATGCTTATAGAAGAGCATTGCTCGAATCTGTTCGTGAAAGGTATAGAAACGGAGAACTCAGAAAGAGACAGTCAGGATCCCTTGCAAAGGATACATGGGGTGCGCTTGGCTGGCTTAGGGCGAATCAAAAGACAACAGCGTCTGGTGACTTCTCAACACTATGTCCTCAGATGTTCTATAACTTTGGGTGTTGGTACTGCTACAGAAGAGCGGCACTCGAAACCAATGTGGACAACGCCAATGTCGGAACAAATGTATGGTACACAGGCGAGATCCTTTTCTTAAGGCAATCAGATATCGACTCGCTTAACGCATCTGGCGGTTTAAGAATCCAGAGCTTTGGCGACTGGTTCGATCAGTATGCATCACAGCTCGCAGATGTTATTGCAGATGCGGCAACGGTAAGAGACTCCAAGGGTAATCCACTTCAGGTCAAGATCATAACCAAAGAGCCTTCCATGATCGAGGCTGTGGCAATGCTGAAAGAGCAAGGTCTTGGCGACAATGTTTACTTCAACATATCATCTGACTTCACCATTGAAGAACAGGGACAGGATGTTGCAGGAGAGATCCTCTCGAGGAATGCAGACAGACCTTGGATGGCGAAAAAGGACGAAAATGGGAAACGCAGAGTCTACTGGAAGAGAGCCTTGACAATCGAGGAAGCATATGCACTTCGCAAGAAATATCCATGGGTAAACGTCCGTATTGTTGCGACAACGCAGGATGAGTTTATCCAAGGTCTTAAAGACCCAAGGATTCAGGTCGTTACAGGCTACCACGGAAGGACAAAAGGTTTTACGAGGGTAGACCCTGTTACACATGAAACATATAAGGAAACAGAAGGCTACACGAGAATTTCAAGCCTCACTGGTGAGACTTTAGTTGAAGTTGAACCTCTTGGCGATCATGGCATGCCTGAGTTTGAAGTAGTTGACGGTAAGTGGACTATCAAGTACGAAGGAGCAAACAAGGCACAGCAAGCTCTTGCTAAGAGAATACTGGAAGAAGGACTTTGCTCTGCATATTACGCAAAATCATGTTGTACGACAGGTAACTGTCAGCAGTGCAAGACAACTTGCGGTCTTTCCAACTTCGCAAATGACTATCAAGAATTCCTGATTAAGAATGCATACTCTCAGGCTCCAGAAACAGCTTATTGGCAGACACATCTTAAGGGTGGTGCAAACTACAGGTTCCAAGACCTTCTTACAAGTGATAATCCTACGGCAAGCAAGATACTTGAGGAACTTCGCATAGATGAAGCTGTTAAGTATTCCTTCCGTGGTGAGAATGCTCAGAATCTTACTGATGCAGACAGAAAGAGACTTGATCAGGCGAAGAAGATGCTCGAAAAGGGTACATCCATGGAAGAGATCTTCAAGAAGACTGGATGGTATACGCAGTCTGACGGTAAGTGGAGAAATGAGATTAAAGACGAAATATCAGGCGTCAATGCATTCAACAAGAACGGACTCCCAAGTCATAAGGAACAAAGGTATAAGGCGGATATCGAGAAGGCAAAAGCAAGACTTGCCAATGGAGATATCGATCAGGAAACATACGACGACTTGGTAGACCTCGCAGAAGAGTATAAAGATAGACCTCTAAAGAGCGGAAAACTTCCTGCGTTCCTTGACGCTCCGAATCTTTATGCGGCGTATCCACAGCTTCGGGATGTGTCGCTGTTCTTTGGCTTTTTGCCCCCTCATGTGCTTGGTGCGGCAAATATCAACAACAACATAATTGAGTTAGATCTTGACCAACTTTCAAGCGAACCAGACACAACGGTACGAGAATCTTTAATGCACGAGATTCAGCACTTCATTCAGGAGTACGAAGGGTTCTCTTCTGGTGCAGGCTTGGGAGATTCCTCTTACTGGAACACGGGTGGCGAGATC